CGAACGAACGACCCACACAGTATTGGCTTGGAAGGACCCACGCGCGGTCTGGCGGCGTCAGCGAGCGGTCGCGATGGCCTTGTCGAGCGCAGCGCTGAGTGCATCGTTGAAGTTGCGGGCGACGATCTTCTCTCCGATGTCTTGGATTGGGAAGCGGCCTGTGTAGCGCGGTGCTGCTGATGCCGCGATGAAGTAAGGGAAGAGTTGCTCGCGCGAACGGCGATAGATACCAGGCGGTCGGTTGCCAGCGCCTCGTGGTGTGCCGACGAAGAAGCCGCCGCGCTTGTTGGTGGTGCTTAGTCCTTTGCTGATGGAGCGCAGCGTCGCGAGGCTGACGTTGCCCGCGTCTGTGGTCTTGACCAGGGAGGTGGGGACCAGGGTGGTGCCAGGGGCGAGGGTGCCGTCGTTGTCCGCACCAGCGAAGTAGCGCTCAAAGCCTTTGGCTACACGCTGCCCACCTTGGATGCCATAGCGGAGGTAGCGGGCACGGTTACGGCCTTGCTGGTTGTTGGCGAAGACGTAGGCGGTGAGTGTGGACTTCTTGGCCTTGTCTACCAAGAAGGCGGTCTGCGTGAACTTGACGGGCCCTTGGAAGTATTGGCGGGTTGCGCCATTCAGCGATGTGCGGGCCTTGAAGGCCACGTCATTGAGGGCAACGGACGTGGCAAACGGCAGCTGCTTGGCGACAGCCTGCGACCACCTCGAGGCTTGCACGAGGCCCTGCTGATCGATCTCAAGGGTGATGGCCATGCCCCAAGGGTAGGCGGGTCAGCCTGACCCGATGCGACGCCTTAGTTGATTGCGCTGCGCTTCGCATACGCCGCGGCGCTCACACCACTGCACATGGAAGCCGCCGCCATGCTTAATGAACGACCAACCATCGTCATCCCGCTGGATCAACTCACCGACGTTGTGCTGGCCAAGGATGCCACTGATTGCATAGCCCATGCCAGCCCTGAAACGTTGTTGATTAGTAGGAGGATCGTTTGGTACCCATTCACCAAGAAAACCATCATCGCGGAAGCTAAACGCCGACCAGTTTCTGAGATCACGCCAGACCTGAATGGAATCAAAACCAGGGCAATAGAAGATCGGCAGGCCGGCACCGAAACCTTTCCAATCGGTCAAGGTGTAATCAATGCACTGACGAATCACCTTGCTGCTGTCGCGACGGCCTGAGGCCGTGGCCCTTTTGAACTCAATGCCAAGGGCGATATCAGGTCGCGCCCATTGAGATGGGTCACGTGGGACTGCGATGGCATCGATCCTGAGGCGCTTGCCGGAAGGGTGGAGGCCGGTCACCTCTTGGTGGATGTGGAAGTGATGTGCAAGGCGCGGCAGGACCTGCAATGGCAGGCCGCCATCCCGTTGGTTGGGCATGTCTTGGTGTCCGGGTAAGGGCTGGACGGAGGCAATTTAACAGGGCGGAGGCAGAGCGGAGGCAAAACCCCAGTGTTGACGGGGGCGGAGGCAAAACGGGCAAAAAGCCACTCTCTTTCTACACACGTATATAGAGCCCTTTACCCCCGTGTATGTGTATATGTAAGGGGGTATTAGGCTCCGCCTAGTAATGGCAAGGGGTTTTGCCTCCGATTTGGCTCCGATTTGCCTACGCGGCGGAGGCAATTGCCTCCGATGGGTTCAGCCGATGGTTGGAGGCAAAGTGACCCCCACCAACGCTGCGCTTCTGGACTTGCCCTCCCTTTCGATCTTGAGTTCGGGGAAGACCGCCAGCAGCCGCGGCACCAAGAGCCGTGATGCCTTGATTGGGGGGTCGTTGGGTGGATCGATCACCCAGCGGCCGTGAGCGTCCTTGAAGCCCTCTGTGGCGTACCAGTCGCATAAGAGCGCCCAAACCTGCGACAAGGGCGTTCTGGCGCCCTCGTGCCACTCGAGGCCCACCTCATCGCAGAAGTCCCATAGGTGGCTGCCCTTGCGGCGTACAGCACGCATTGCCTCGCGACCGGTTTCGTAGTCGATGCCGTGTTCAACTGAGAGCTGAAGACCCTCTAAGAGCCAGTTGAGGAAGGCTGGACAGATGTGGCGATGGATGAACTCTGGATCGTCTTTTAGGCGTGGATCGGCCTTTAGATGTTCAGGGCGATTCGGCACCGACATGTAGGTGCGTTTGAACTGAAAGACGTGGAAACGTGTCTCGATTGCGGCCTGCTCACCGGTAAGTGATGGTTCCTTGTTGAGGTTGAAAACGAACAGGCAGTTCGGGGTGAATGTTGCCTCTTGAATGCCTTTGACTTCCCACGCAAGTTCCTCACCTGAGATGGCGCTTTTAAGAGCTTGAAGTGAATCGATGTGAACAAATTGGCTGTTTTCTGATGACCAATTGATCGATGCATCGCGCAGTGGAGCGATGGGAAACTTGCGGCCTTGGTCGTATTGGCGGAAATCAGCGAGCGTGCATGAGCTGAAGTTGCGAGCGCCTAGGGTGTCGCGCAGTGCGGTGCGGATGGTGTCCTTGCCGTTGGAGCCTGAGCCGATCATCAGCAGTGCTCTAGGGCGGCCACGTGTGGCGCGATATTTGGCGAGGTCTAGGGATGAGCCGAGGATGCGCTGCAGGGTGTCCTGGTCGGTGGGCTCTACGGCCTCGAGCAGGCGGTGCATGTGCTCGGGGTTTGCGGCCGGGTCGTAGTCGTAACCGGTCACGTAGGTGAAGGGCACCTCAGGATCGTGTGGGCTGAAATCTTGGTGATAGCGGCCGTCTTGCCAGTACCAGCTGACAACGCCATTACGGCAGTTGATGGCATTCGGTGGGTTGACTTCACAGCCACCGAGTTGATCGCGAAACCACGCGAGGGATTCGGCTACGTAGCGAGGCCGTGCCCATGGATGGATGATGGGACCATTTTTGCCATCGCGTGCTTCAAGGGTTGCGAGGAAGTTGGCGAGCCGTGGGGTGAGCTTTGAATCGGGGATGGGTTCGTAGTGGGTGCCGTTCCACTTGTGCAGGATGTTGTCGTGACAAATCCAGCGATCAACGGGATGACGGAAGACGCCCTTTAGGACTTCTGGGAGGTAGTCAGCGCTCTTGCTGCCGAGTTGGGTATTGATTACATCGACTAGCTCAGGCGTCGTGGTGGCGGGCTTTTTGCGTACCACCTTCATGGCTGATGGGGGCCGCCAGCCGTGTTGCTGGGCGAAATACCAGAAGGTGCCGGCGTTGACGCGATCACCACCTGAGTGGGCGACCTGATCGATCTCTGCGAATAAGGGGCTGTGCTTTTTCAGCAGTGTGATGGCGTAGTCAGCGGTGCCGCCGGCCTCTTCGCAGGCTTTGATGAGACCCCATAGGAGGTTGCGGTAATAGGGATATTGCTTTTGCTTCGGCACGGCTGCTGGGATGCAGCTCAGTGCTTGTTCGATTTGATCGAGTGGACGGGGGTCGTAATCGGTGTGACGGCTTGCGCGGTCTAGTTCTTCGAAGATCTGATCATCAGGCAGTGCCGCCTCGATCTGCTCGACGGTGTAGAGGTTGTCTGATGTGTGGATGATTGATGCTTGAGCGCCCAGGGTGCCATCTGCACCGACGTGATAGGTGCCTGGAAGGCGCATCACGCGAGATGGATTTTTAAGGGTGCGATCAGCGTCTGCGTGCTCAAGGAGCCGTTTCTGGATGATGCGCCAATGTTGCGGGCTGATCTGTTCGCTCAGCACCCAGTAGTTGTGGATTGACTTGCCACCGGTATCGATCTGGATAGTGGGCTCTGGCAGGCCGAGATCGTTCCAGGCATTGATCTGCCAATCCTTTGGGCGGTCATCCCATTCGCAGAAGAATGCACGGCAGGCTGTGATGTCCGCGTCAGTATCGCCGCCGTCATTGATGACGACATAAACGCCGCGGCCTTCTGCTTGCCATTGCTCAACGGTGTTACGTGATGGCGGTGCTTTGCGGCCGGGGTCGCCTGGTTTATTGGGGTGACCTGATGGATAGAAACCGCGAAGGCGTGCAGTGCCTGTTGGTTTGCCGAGGATGGCGAGGAATTGACGAATAGCGCCGAAATCAGGCGCCTTCTGTAGATTCGACATGTCTGCAGGTAAGGGCTGTAGGCCGCGGCCGGGGTGTGTGGAGCACCGCCGGCCAACCTATTGGCCTGCGCATTATGGGGTGGTTTTCAGGATGGCGTGAGCATCTGTGACAGATCTGGCCACGCCTGCGATGCCGCCTGCGCCGGTGACCGCGGCTAGCCATGCGTGCTGCTCAGGGCGCACCCTGCCACGCTCCGTCTTCACCTCGATACTGGTGAACACCGCGAGGCGCTGGCCAACCATGTCGGGGGTGATGGTGATGGTGCGCCAGCCGATCAGGTCTGCTGAGCCACGTGCAAGGCCGAACTGCACGGGTCGGCCGGTGCGTGGATCTGGCAGTTGGCCGACCTGATTACGGAAGAGGCGAAGATCGGAGCGGGTGCCGAGTGCGAGGCGGATCTGCTGCTGCAGGGTTGTCTCAGCGTTGGCCACAATGCAGATCCAGAACGCGTTGCAGTGGAATCATGGCGACTTGTGGCACCACAGCGTTGCCTAGGGCTTTAAGGCGGTCCACCCGACCGGAAAGCCCATCATCTCCTCGACAAAGGACGGGTTCAGATACGTAGCTTCGCCAGTCGGGATTGAGTCGTCGCGGAGCATCGTTCCAGCTAGGCCATCCCTGTTGATCTGCGATGGCGGCAGTGAGCTGTTTTTGCTGTCGTTGGTGGTTGGGGTTGGCAGCATTGCGCCCCCTTGACGCGCCCAAGCACTCAGGCTGTACCTGTTGCCAGGCTTGCTCGTCATATCCGATGTCTCGCCCGCTCTTGGGGTTGGCAGCATCCACCGCAGATGTTTTTGCAGGTCCACCTGCATCTTCTTGCCGTCCTTGTATGCGCTCAGTCCTTTGCGTTCTGCGTCCTTGGGCACGCTCCGGCCACCGCTGGGGCGCACTGGGGTAGGCAACAAGCCACCACCGGTCTCGCTGATGGCAGGCTCCCACAGCACTTGCTGGAATACATGCCCACTCCGCATCAAACCCTGCCTCGGCCAGTTCCCCGAGAACGGTGTCCAGTCCGTTAGCAATGATCGCTGCGACGTTTTCCAAGATGACGTACTGCGGTCGTACCAAGCGAACGACTCGCATGAGTTCGTAAAAGAGACCAGACCGAGTGCCTTCCTTGATACCGGCTTGCTTGCCTGCGGTACTGATGTCCTGGCAGGGGAACCCACCGCAAATAACGTCAGCTGAGCCGGGCTCTGGGTTGAAAGTGGTGATGTCGTCATAGATCGGAATGCCGGCGAAGTTCTTTGAAAGGATTTGCTGGCAAAACGGCTCGCGCTCTACAAAGCCGATGGTCTCAAAGCCGCCGAGTTGATGCGCTGCGAGAGAAAAACCGCCGATGCCTGCGAAGGTGTCGAGAAGCATGAGAGTCATCGCCCCCCCCTAGCGGTATGAATCCGATACGCCCAGCCGGGACTGTAACCGCGTTCTTTGGCTAGGGCGAGCAGCTGCGGGAGAGTGCGTGCTGCTTGGCGTTCACGCTTGGCGCGGTCGCGTTCTGCGATGCGTTGCTGCACCTGCTCGCGTTTCAGTTCTTTCAGTTCACCCATGATTTGCCGGATCTTGGTGCTGCGGATGGGTGCGCACTGGGCGCCACACACCGGGCAGATAGGCGCCGGCTTGAACGCCGCGTAACACTGCTGGCATGTGCGCACTGATGGCGCTGCGGTGCCGCGGCCACCACGCACCACCCCCTCGACCAGGCTCCACTCGCGGGGATCATCTGGGAAGCCATGGCGCGGCACGTTGCCAACGTGATCCAGGATCAGCGCGTGAGGCTTGCCTGGCGCTGGGCGCAGCACACGGCCCACCTGCTGCAGATAGAGCCCGAGCGATTGCGTGGGCCTGAGCAGGATCGCGCACGATGCGGCTGGCACATCAAAGCCCTCGGAGACCACATCCACGGTCACGAGCACGCGGATCACGCCAGCGGCATATTGCGCCACTACTGCATCACGATCCTGCGTATTGCCCAGCAACAGTGCTGCGCTGATCCCGGCCGTCTTAAACGCGTCGCAGACTGAGACAGCATGGGCGACATTGCAGCAGAATGCGATGGCCTGCTGCCCAGTGGCCAGGCGCTGATAGTGAGCGATTGCATCGCCGGTGACCTTGGGGCGATCCATGGCAGCTGCAGCCTGATCGTTGGCGTAGTCACCAGCGCGGCGGCGGATGCCGGATAGATCAGCAACGACTGGTGGCGCATAGATACGCGCGGCGGATAGGAAACCCCAGAACACCAGATCAGCAACGCTGGGGCCCGTTACCAGCTGATCGAATGCTTCGCCAAGGCCGCGGCCATCGAGCCGGCATGGTGTGGCGGTGACTCCTAGGCGATAGGCATCAGGCCAGTGCTCAAGGACCTGGCGCCAGCTGCCCGCTGCTGCGTGGTGGGCTTCATCGATGATCACCAGCGATGGCTGCCACGCCATGCGCGAGAGACGACGCACCAGCGTTTGGACGGATGCCACCTGCACCGCGTGATTGGATGCGGGATGGCCTGCGGCGATGATGCCGTGATCGAGGCCAGCCCATTGCAGCTTGCTGGCGGTCTGATGGATCAGCTCGCGGCGATGCACGAGGATCAGCACGTGGCGCCCGCGTGCTGCAGCTTGTGCAGCGATGGTGGCGAGGATGACGGTCTTGCCGCCGCCGGTGGGTAGGCATAGCAGCGGTGCCCTGGCGCCCTGCTGCATGGCGGAGCGCAGGGCATCGATGGCGCGTTCTTGGTAGCCCCTCAGCTGCATGGCAGGAGCTCGGCCTGCTTAGCGGCCTGCACGTTGGTGAGGTTCTTGACTGCGCAGTTGAAGTAGCTGGGCTTGAGCTCAAAGCCGACAAAGCGGCGGCCCATCTGCAGGCTGACGTAGCCCTCGGAGCCGATGCCAGCGAACGGGCTGAGTACCAGATCGCCGGGATTACTCCAGAGTTGCAGGCCGCGGCGGATCACCTCAAGCTGCAGCGGGCAGATGTGGCGCTCATCTTCATTGGCGCGTGCGCTGCGATATTGCAGCGTGTCTGATGGATTGATATCCATCCAGACAGGGCTGGCGTAGCGCTGCCAGATGTTGATCGAATCCTTGATTGCATCGCCCGTCTTAGGTGGTGGGTTCTCGCCGGCAAACTCAGTGAACGGGCCAGCGCAGGGCTCGGGGTTGTCGCCCAGCTTGCGCACGGTGACCAGATAGTCAGGGATGCCCTGGCGGCTGAGTGCTGAATCCTTGCGGATCTGTTTGTGCAGTAGGCCGATTGCCTTGGTGCGCTGCATAGCAGTGACTGGATCCTTCCAGATGCACACCTCGCTATGGAATACAAAGCCAGCAGCTTGGAAGATGCGCAGCATGTCGCCGCGGAAGTCTTTCACTCCGATGAAGCCATCGCGCTCCTTGCTGCTGGGCAGATTCATGCAATGGAAGCTGATGAGCCGGCCAGGCATCATCACGCGATGGAGCTCAGCGGCCAGAAAGGAGAAGTGATCGAAGAACTCCTGTTCAGTGCGGCTGTTGCCCATATCACGGTCGCTGTTGGAGTAGGTGTAGAGCGAAGCGAATGGTGGGCTGAAGATGCTGTAGTGGATCGAATCAGAGTCCAGCTTGCGAATGCTCTCAACGCAATCGCCCATGTAGAGATCCCAGTTGTCGCCGGTTTGGTGTTCGGTGATGTGGGGTGCTACTTGGCGTTGGATCTTCTTGAGTTGTTCCATGGTGGATTGCTTCATGATGGCGACCATGTTTTCAGCCATGGCGATGCTGTCCGCTTCCTTGCGGCGGATGTTGTCGATCACGCGGCCTTCTGCCACGTCGTAGATGATGTGAGCGTTGACGGGCTGCTTTTGGCCAAATCGCCAGCAGCGGCGGATGGCTTGATAGAACGCCTCGTAGCTGTGTGACAGCCCGACAAAGGCGACGTTGTGGCAGCGCTGGAAGTTGAGGCCAAACCCGAAGATGCTGGGTTTGCTGACTAGGACGCGGATCTTGCCGTCTTGGAAATCGATGGCGGCCTGGCGCTTGTGATCGTCGATATCAGAGCCTGATACCTCAACAGCGCCATCAATGGCTGCGGTGAGCGCTTTGGATTCATCGTTGAGATCACACCAGATCAGCCATTGCTCGGTGTTGCTGTTGGCCAAGGTGGCAGCAGCTGCAACGCGCAGATCGAGCGATGCCTTGCGCACGTGGCGCTGATCGCTGAGGGTGCGGGCTTCCATGGCGAAGAGTGCCATCTGGCCAGCGTCATCAGTTGCAGCGTCGCGTGGCGTCTCAACGGTGCAGTCTTGGATCCGTAGTTCGGGAAGGATGAAGCTGCCATCGTCGTAGCCGAGGTCTGATGGCTTGCGGATGGTTACGGCCCAGCTGCAGACCCACTCCCAGAACTTGCTGACGGCATGACCTTTGAGTCGCCACTTGCTGGTGTCGCCGCCGTCGTGGACGAAGAACATGGCCAGCATTTCGGTGCGGGTCATCACGCCGATGAACTCAGCGTGATTGCCGAGCTCCATGTGATCGTTTGGTGCTGGTGTGGCTGAGCAGGCGAGACGGAATGGCGTCTGCGCAAATGACTCGATGATCTGATTGCGGATCTTGCCGGTGTATGCCTTCAGGATGCTGGACTCATCCAGCACCACACCTTGAAAGCTGCCCGGATCGAAGTGGGCCAGCTTTTCGTAGTTGGTGACCGTGATGCCCGGTTTCACATCAGCCTGCGTGCTGGCGAAGTGACAGGCGATGCCGAACTTCTGGCCCTCGCGCACGGTTTGGTGGGATACGGCAAGCGGCGCCAAGATCAGCACGTTGCCGCCGGTTTGCTGGCAAACCTGAGCGGCCCATTCCAGCTGCATGGCGGTTTTGCCCATGCCGCAATCGGCCCAGATGCAGAACCTGCCAACGCGGCAGGCCATGGTGACGATGTCGCGCTGGAAGGGGAACAGCGGCGCGGTGAATGGTGCGGGGTCAAACCCGACTGGTGGGCAGGCGGTGGATTTGGAGGCGAGAAAGGCGGAGTAGTTCATAGGCGGGTGGATCGGGCTGAGCGGCCCGCTGCGTGGCACCGTAGCGCAGCTTGCGGCATCCGCTAGCATCTGGCCGTAACCCGCCACAACTTATGGATAACACCGCGTATCACGCGCATCCTGCTGTCTCAAAGTCTCATCTGGATCTCATCGCGAGATCACCGCTGCACTATTGGGCGCGTTATCTGGACCCTGATCGTGTGGCACCAGAGCCAAGCCCGCAGATGCGCCTCGGCACTGCATTGCATACCCACGTGCTGGAGATCAGCAGATGGGATCAGGAGATCGCCGTTGCGCCGCCCATGGATCGCCGCACCAAAGCCGGCAAGGAATCATGGGCCGCATTTGAGGCTGAGGCTGCCGGCAAGACTGTCATCACCGCCGACGATGCCGCGCAGGTGCAGGCCATGGCGCGCGCCGTATTCCGTCACCCTGCTGCTGCGATGCTGCTGGGCCTGCCCGGCAAGGCAGAGACCACTCATATGTGGACTGATGTCAGCACCGGGCTCGAATGCAAATGCCGGCCGGATTGGCTGACCGATGACGGCAGCATCGTGGTGGATCTCAAGACCACCAAGAGCGCCAGCATTCAGGGCTTCAAGCGCAGCATTGCCGATTATCGGTATCACGTGCAGGCCGGTTGGTATCTGCACGGCATCGAGCAGGCCACCGGCAAGCGCCCGGATCAGTTCATCTTCATCTGCGTCGAGACCACAGCCCCATACGCGGTTGCGGTCTATGCCGCCGATGCGGAGATGATCGAACGCGGCCATGATCAGGCAATGCGCGATCTAGCCAAGCTGGCGGTATGCAAGGCCGCTGATCACTGGCCGAGCTACAGCGATCAGATCGAAACCATCAGCCTGCCGGGTTGGATGACTGGCGCCACTGGCCAGCAGCAGGCAAACACTGAAATCGAGACCTATTAAATGGACGCACAATCAGCCATCACCACTCAGCCATCGGGTTCAGTGTTCTCTGGCATCCAAGCGTTTGAGGATGCGCAGCGGATCGCTAAGGCCCTGGCTAGCAGCACATTGATCCCGCCGCAGTTCCAAGGCCAGCAGGGTTTTGCCAACTGCCTTGTGGCGCTTGAAATCGCGAACCGGATGGGCATCAGCCCATTTCTCGCGATGCAGCATCTGCATGTGATCCACGGGCGCCCCAGTTGGTCCAGCAGCTTCATCATCGCGATGGTGAATGGCTGCGGCCGGTTCAGCCCATTGCGGTTTGAGCTAAGCGGCAGCGGTGACAGCCTCGCCTGCTATGCGGTCGCCAAGGATCTCGCCAGCGGCCAGGAACTGAAAGGCCCGACCATCACGATGGCGATGGCCAAAAAGGAAGGATGGGCCACCAAGAGTGGCAGCAAGTGGCTCACGATGCCTGAGCTGATGATCCGTTACCGGGCCGCTGCCTTCTGGGGGCGTCTGTATGCCAGCGATATGTTGCTCGGGATGCAGAGCCAGGAAGAGGTGCTCGATGTGCAGCCCGTCAGTGTGACCGAGACCAGCGTGGCGGATCTGAATGCTGCCATCGCTCAGCCTGCACCTGAGCCCGTTGCCGCACCAGTGGAGGCCGATCAGGATGAGCTCTTCTGAGTATCTGACAGCGCCCCAGCTGGCAAAGCGATGGGGCTTGCATCGCGACACGTTGAAGCGCTGGCGTGATGCCGGCAAGGGTCCTGCTTATTTCAGGACGCCCGGATTCGTGCTCTATCCCTTGGCCGAGGTGGAGCGCTACGAACAGGCCAACACCATCACCCCAGGACAATCATGAGCTTCAAACTGAATCTGAGCATCTTCAAGAGCACCAAGCCCGATAGCAAGGTGGACTTTTCGGGAATGATGAACGTGAAAGTCGAAGAGCTTGATGCCTTCTGCGCTTTCGTGATGAGTCAGACCCCTGATCAGTACGGCTCGGTACAGGTGCCGATCAGCGGATGGAAGAAGACCAGCCAGAAGGGGCTCGCCTATGTGAGCGCTGTTGCGCAGCCCCCGCGTGATTGGGTGCCACCTGCCGCCCAGGTGACCGCTGCGGCGCAAAGCCTGGCCGCGGCCACCGATGGCGTGGTGGTTGATATCGAGCCGGATCTGTTCTAGGGCCGGCCCATCAGCTCGCACTCGAGGCGAGCGATCTCGTTCACGGCCTGCTGTAGTAGCTGCTGCTGATAGCAGGCTTGCTTGAGCAATGCTGCTGCCATGAAGCCTGCATCCTTACTGGCAATGAGGGTGCGGGCTTGTTTTTCGATCTCGAATTGCTGTTCTGGCGTGAGCTGCACGCACATCCACTCCCCGAAGTTCATTGTGCCATAGTGACGGGGTACAGGTTCAGGTTACCTATGGAGTGCCCGCGTTGCGGCAGCAGTGAGATTAGGGCGATCAGCACCAATGGGAAGGAAGCGGACAAAGTGACGCGCCAACGGCGGTGCGTGCAGTGCAGACACGTTTGGTACACGGTGGAGCTACCTGTACACGTGGCCGTGATCGGCTGGCAGCGCACGCCGGATACCAAGAAAAGCGTGCCGGTGCTGCGCGTGCCGGTGGAGATCGCGGTCGGCAGTCAGGCAGTGTGAAGAACTGTCACAGGGCACTAGCAGGGTGAACCGTCGGCGGGGCATACTAACGGCACGCCCGCAAGGGCATCGCAACCAACCCATGATCACCACCACGCTCTTGGTGATCTGGAAGCTGCTACTACCGCTGCTGTTCGTAGTGGCGGTGATCGATTGGATCACAGCTTCCGATGATCGCCGCATCCGCATCCTGCGCCGCACTGGCCTCAGCCAGCAGCAGATCGCAGCCCGTCTCAATCTGTCCCGTTATCGCGTCCGCCGGGCGCTAGTTCAATGATCAACCGCATTAACAACGCCATCTGTGTTCTGATCGCCGCGGCCGTATTCGCGATGATCGGCATCGAATCCGGCGCACATCACAGCCCAACTCACTCAGGCACGCAGCAGGTGGTGCGCCATGACTGAACGCCGTTTCTACTTCACAATCAAGGCCGCCAACGTGGTCGAGTGCATCACGGCCCATAGCCTCACCGAGGCCAAGCTGATCGCCGCCGATTCTTGGCTGCCGTGGTGGTCTGAGATCGAATGGCTGAACCCTGAAACCGTTACCGACCCCAACTGCCATGCCTGAGGTTGCAGCATTTCAATGGCGCTCTGATCCTGAAAGCGTCGGCAACTATGGCGAAGGCGTCAGCAGACCACGCCACAACGCCCGCGTGCGTGATTACAAAGTGATCGTGTACCCGAAAGGCGCACGCCCCATCACGTGGTACACGCGCGCCGAATCCAAACGGGCTGCCGAGAAATACGCTCGCAACCGCTGGCCTGATTCCGCTGCTGTGGAGGTGGAGTGAGCACCATCCGCGACCGCATCAATCAGTTGATCACAGACTCTGGCGCATACCAGCAGGGCAGGCAGGATGAACGCGAGCGCCTGCAGCATCTGATCGATTTCAGGATCGACGAGCTGCGCACCGTGCCACGCACCGAGCTGCTGTGCGCTGAACTCAAACACGTCCGCCGATTACTTGAACAATGACCTCAGCCTCATTCCTCGATCAGCAACGCGCCGACATGATAGAGGCGCTCTACGAGCGCAGCGGCCGCGATGACCTGCCCTATGGCCATCCGTTGCGCAGCACCTACACCGGCCTCTGGGATGAGTTCGCCCGTGATCTGGCCGCCAATTTCCGCGACACGTACTACCCCGATCTGCTGGCTCGCGTGGTGCTCGCCATGGATGCCACCGAATCGGTGATGACGCAGAAGAACGCGCAGCAGGCCATCGAGGTGTGCCGCCAGCAGCTACTGGGAGATAAGTGGAAGTGAACCGCAACCGGCATATTTTCAAACCCGGCCACATCCCAGGCACTGCGGTGCTGACGCCACAGAACGCCATCGAGATCCGCCATCTGCACGCCAAGGGCGAGACCATGCTGAGCATCTCGATCATCTATGGCATCAGCGTGGCGCACGTCTGCGACATTGTGAACCGCAAGCGCTGGAAGAACGCTGAGCAGCAGGTGGCTAGTTCTACACACTACGAGGTTCAACAATGACTCAAGAACATCCGATCACCCCACCGCCTGAGCTGGTGCAGCATTGGCTTGGCAACCATTTTGGAACCACTGTTAGTGGTGAAGTAAGTGATGTCGAGATTGCTATTGCCACTCAAGCCGCCTGCTGGGGCGCCGACGCTGAGCTGGAGGCGTGCTGTGAGTGGGTCTACAACAGCGAATACTGTCAACCCCACACCGTCCTGCATCTCCGCTCCGCCCGCCGTCCCACGCCGCCGAGCTTAAAGGAGCAGGCGCTGGCAGCGTTAGACGACGCGGTAATGCGGGGTGACTGCATCACTATTTCCGACGCATTGCCAACCATCCGCCGCGCCCTGGAGCAACTCGATGACTGATTACACAGCAACGCCCAAGCAATGGGCCGAAATAGAGCATTGGTCTGATGAATACGGCTACGCTCCTCAAACCTGCATCCTTGAACTCCGCGCCAGAGTCAAGACGCTAGAAGATGCAGTTCACAAACATATTGTCGAAACGAATTCAAACATTGTGGCTTTATTTAGCCGGGTTGAATCGTTAGAGGCTGCTGAACGCCAAGCATCAAAAGTCCACCAGATCAGCAAACCTCTGAAACTTACTGCAAAGCAGCAGGCAGAGTTAAAAGCATTACTGACGCCCGATTTTAGGGTTGGCATGACGCCAACTTCTACTTCAAACCAAGTTGGTAATTCGCTGGTGGATCAGGTAGCCCGCGCTATCGGTCGAGACGATGAACCCATCAACTGGGAGGAAGAAGCCCGCGCTGCGATCCGCACGGTGGCCTTGTGGCTTAACGAAACTCCCTTTGATCTCTACCCCGGTGATCGCGGCATCATTGTCAATGCTCTTTATGACCAAGCAAATCAATGACTGACTTCAAATTTGTGCCACTAAACAGCCTTGAGAATCGCCTCGGTGATGCTCTTGGCCTTGCCATTGCCATGATCCGCGATCCAAGCGCCGTGGACAACAAAGCCATGGCTCAGATCGAGGCGCCATTCAAGGAATGGTGTGATGCTCTCGTTGATGGAGGTCTACTCAATGACTGACCAGATCAACCCCGACCACTACAAACACGGACCGGCAGAAGCGATCGACGTGATCGAGGCTGCCATCGCCCGCGCGCCCAATCCGGTGCTCGGCAACTGCCAAGGGCATGTCCTGCGCTACATCCTGAGGATGTGGGACAAGGGTGATCCAGCGGTGAACGCTGCCAAGGCCCGGTGGTATTTGAACCGCCTGCTCGGCAAACTGGAGGGATGATGCACCTGCCGGGGCTGAACCTGATTGAACGCCTGGCGCTCTGGGTGCTGGTGCGTAGCCCGCGCACCAGTTTGGTTGTGGTGAAGGAGCACCTCTGGCCAACGGTGTTTGCCGCGGCCGATCCATCGGATGATGTGGCCTGCTACGTCACCAACGGCCACGCAGAGCCGGCTTCAATGCTGCTCGAGCGGATCTATCACCAGCCAGCGGCAGGCGAGGTGGAATGATCAGTTTGCACGGCGGCCGATTGTTGCTGCTGTGCAGTCGGTCAGATCGCACCTGGCACGCTCGAGTGATTCTGGGCCCGAAGCCAGAGCATCAGATCGAGATGGATACCGGCGCCATTCAGCTGCAACCTGCGCTGTTGAAGGCGCAGCAGTTCTACCAGGCTGCTAGGCGCAAGCTGCGGCCTGCTGAGCCATTGATGTGCTGGGATTGTCAGCAGTGGGATATGCAAAAGCAGCGCTGCGCTTTTGAGTTGCCAGAATCAAAGAGAAGCGGCGGCCGTTACGCGGCCAGGTGCGAGTTGTATGTTCGGCACGGAAGTCATCAGCCGCACTGACCGAGACGGCGGCTACATCGAAACGCTGATGCCAGTGCGGGGTGAGGTCTACTACCGCAGTTGCGTCGGTGGCATCTGCCGGTATAGCTCCGATCTATGGCAGGCGGAGCTGTATCTCGATCATCTGCTGGCCCGCTGATGCTGCGCGATGTGCTGATCCTGATCGCGGAGTATTGGGCGACGTGCCTAATCGCGTTGTGGGTGTGCAGCAGAATCCTGCCGTGATTGTGGTGCCCGGTGGTCAGGGCTCACGCGCTCCTGGCCTCACCGCTGCCGGGCGAAACGGACGACTGAAGACGAAACAAACAACGGCGACAGCTTAGGGATCTTCGGCCAGCCATCGCGCGATTGCCCACTCGCCAAGCGTGGTCCAGAACGGCTGAGCGCGATACCAATCCACCCATGGTTTGTGCCCCTTGCTGGAGTTACAGCCAAGGCAGCAGGCCACCATATTGCTGCGCACTGTCATGCCGCCATGCACCTTGGGCAGCACGTGATCGAGTGTTGGGCTGCGGCCTAGTTCATCGCCGCAGTATGCGCAGCGATAGTTCCATGCCAGAAGGATTTGATCACGCGCTGATCGCCGTGTGACCAGTCGGGTGCCATCAATGTGGTGTTGATCCACAGAGATCAGGCGGCAAGGGGACAGCGTTCACCTCGATATCGATGATGTCCTCATCGGATCGGATGTATTCAGCCATCTGGCTGTAGATATCAGCCGGCAAATCGTCGGGATCCGTATCGGATCGGATGATCAGCTTGGCGGAGATTTCAAGGTAGAACGCCCGCATGGGCTAGCCGCCGCTTGGCATACGGTAGCGGTCGCCACTGAGTCTCATGGGATTACAGAATTGCTATGGGATTGCGGCGCATTATTCGCGCTACCGTCTCGCGCATGACATACATCCTCCGCATCGGCCCGTGGCACGTCGGGCCGTTTGACACGCACCAAGGCGCGCAGCACTGGGCAGAACGCCATGGTTGCGACGATTACACGATGGTGCCGCTAGACGATCCAGCTGAGGCGCCCGGCATCATCCACCGCCTGCGCATGGCACCCTTGGCGCAGCCCATGAAAAAGGCGCCGGCCCGAACCACTGGCGCTTGATTGAACGCTAGCCCTGCCTGATCGGGTCTGCCAGCCACGCCCAACTGCGGCCCTGCTTGAGATGGCTAATAGCTGATCGGCTAACGCCAAACTCTGCAGCAATTTGCTGCAACGAGTGGCCCTCAACAAACTTGGCTCTTATTTGGTGAACCTGTTCAGGCGTGAGCGATCTGTTTGGATGCAAACCTTCCTTATAGGCGTGCTGCAAATTTGCAGAGTGCGTTGTCCATTCGAGGTTGTCGAGGTTGTTGTTCTGCTTATTTCCGTCGAGGTGGTTCACCTCGTTGGCGTCAGCTGGCTTACCTAGAAAAGCCTCTGCGACTAGCCGATGCACGTAAAGCGTGCGTTTTACTCCTTGCTCCTTGCTGTTCACCGCAAGGTATCCAGCGCCTATGCGTCGAGGCTTTAACTCACACTCTGGGAAAGTCTGCCAACTGCGTTTTCTAAGCCTTGAGCTGGCCATTCGGACAACGCGCCCGGTATCGCTAACTAGCAAAGTTGGCGCACTGGCCGCAACTGCCCAATTCATCCAAGAGACGGGTGAACTCCTAAGTGTCCATTATAACGCCCGGTTTCCGCGTAGCTGCGCTCCACGGTGCCGCTGACCAGCAAAAACTTCATCTGCCCGAACTTCATTCCGGGCCAGATGCCAAGTGGATGCAGGCGGCGTTGGTTGCAGATCTCCATCGTGAGCCGGCTGCCATACCACCCTGGATCACACCAGCCGGCCTCAGCATGGTCCCAACCCTCGCGTGCGCGGCTGGATTTGAGCACAAACTGAGCGCCGATGTGGTTCGGCAGGTTGAAGATCTCACGTGTCTCTGCCAGGAAGAACTCGCCCGGCTGGATCAGATATGGATCATCTGCCGTGTGGCCGAGGATATCGACCACCTGCAGCTCAGGTGTCTCTGCCACCTCGATCATGATCCGGCTGCCCAGCGTCACATCCAAGCTGGCTGGGTTTAGCAGCTCTTCATCGAACGGCATCACCATGGCGTGCTGCTTGCACAGCCGCCGGATTTCATGATCAGGAACGAGCACAGGCCCTCAATAATCCCAGCGGAGTTTAGGTCGGCCTTGGCGGATGCCCAGATGCACGAATCCTTTATATGCGCCATAGCCAAGCGAGTGCGGCCAGTTCTTGTCGCACCAGTTCTGCACCACGTAGGTATCCTCGCCATCAATGTAGAAATCGACTGCACCGCATCCGGGTTTGTAGAGGTGCTCGCTGTTGCTGGCGCCACCGGCCTGCCGGTTGATCGCCTCAGGCCGATAGCCGGATGTGATCACGATTGGCCGCCCGCCAAACTGCGTCCGCACGCGCTCGAGGAACGCGGCTAGCTCCGCTGCGATATCGAGCTGGCCCTGATTTTGAAAGCGCCTGGCCTCCTGATCCAGCGCGAACTCACCCAGCCGGATGTGCGGCGTGATGCGTGCGGTGAATGGACTGCCGGGCCGTAGCTTTGCGGTCTCTGGTGCAGCCGCGGCCTGATGCTTGCCCCATAGCTCGCCCTCAGCACGGCGGCGGCGCAGCAGGCCAGCCTCAACTGGGGTGCCAGGGTTGCGGTAGAGCTCGAGCGCTGCTGGTACTGCAGCCCAATCACGCTCTCGCAGGCACTTGCTGATGGTCTCAAATCCAGCGGAGCCATAGAAGCCTGCGCCGAGGTTGTAGGCGAAGCTCACCAACGCCGAGCGCTGATTGTCATCCATCACATTCCAGTGCGGGATGGTGGTGCGCAGCTTGTCTGTGATGCGGTCGATCTCAAGGCGCAGCAGCATGTCGGCCTCGATCACGTTGATCAGGTCGCCACGCTTCACAGCATTGCCATTGCTGTAGCGCGTGGTGCCATAACCGATGGTCCACGGATCGCCGCCGCTCAGTGGATCGGGGTATGCCGAGAGGTGGCAGCCCTCGAACTCCTTAATGAGCTTGATGGCCGCGGCCAGGTCGGTTTGCTTGCCGTCTTGGCTCCACGTTTGAAACCACGCGCGATCCCTGCGCATCGCGGCGTCGTAGCCGTTGGCGGAGAGATCGGATTCGAGCTGCTGAATCGCGGCGGTCTGATGCGGCTGGCCCTTGTAATACTTGAAGAGCTGCTGCAATGAGATTGGCGCGTCGTTCGCCATGATTCAGCGGCGCTGCTTTGGGAACATCAGGCGCAGCGCTTGAAATAGCAGCTGCAGCCAGCTGTTGGATTTCAGAGGGCTGATGGCAATGATTTCAGAGCCAGCGGCCACGATGATCGCGACGATGGCAAGAGTGGTTGCCTGTTCCATTGCTAGCGGTTTGGTGATGCCTCCAACCTAGAGACACGTTGCTCTACCGTCGATAGCCGGCCGAATGTCTCTTTGCGGTCTTCCTTGATATCAGTGTGAAGCACCTCGAGCTGCGAGGCGATGTGCTCCACTGCTGAGGTGAGACGGATTACGGCCTCGCGGGCTTCATCAGATTTGCGGCTGAAACCAGCAGCACCCATGGCTGCAACTGAGATTGAAGCGCCAGCGATGGCGGCGATGACTTCGATCATGGCGCCATGGGGCTACCTGTTCAGCTTACCGACCCTGACCGCGTAAGGGTTTCTTGCCGCGGCGGCGCGGGCGTGAGTGCTGGCCGAATCCAGACCGTGTGGTTTTTGGCGGCCCTGGCTGGTGGTCAATCCGCGCGGTGCCGGTCTTGGATTTGACAGCCATCAGCTCAGCACCCAGTCGCCAGCATCTTCATCCCATTGATACAACTGGCCATCGTCAGGCATTGGCACCGAGGGCTCCCATTGCAGCGTGCTCTCGTTCAGCGCCCAAGATGAGAACGGTTGAGGCGCAAGGAACGCATCCCGCTGTGCGTCGTAGGTGTCGCCAATGCCGGCGTACTTGCCTCGCATGTTGCCGTTGTAGGAGGTCTGCACCCAAGTAGTGTCTGCGCCAAACAATGACTGGCAGAAGGCAATGCCAACGGATTCAGATTCCTGGCCGCTGGTGTCTTGGCAGTCTTGGTTCCCCACAACAACAACGCGGAGAACCTTGTTGTCAGCATCTAGTTCTGCGAAGTGTGCCATGGCTACGAAGCGGGGAAGGTGATTGTTCCGCTACCGGTGAAGCGGTAGACGCGGTAGCCAGAGCGGGTGGGTTCGTTGTACGTACCTGTACAAGTTGCGGCACCGAAAGTGTTGGGGTAAGCGATAACGACTATGCCAGACCCTCCAGTGTTAGCCACATACGTATATGGGCCACAACCTCCTCCGCCACTGCCAGTATTGGCGTTACCTGCACCACCTCCCCCATACGCAGCAGAAGCTCCTGCACCACCTTCGGCGTAAGTTACAGAGCTACCAGTGATGTCAAGAGCCAGGCCAGCCCCAGCGGTGATGCCATTGCCAGGGCCACCTGCTCCTCCGCTAGAACTTGCAGTGGCAGCGCCTCCAATGTTTGCCAACGAAGAGAACAACGCGGAAAAGCTTGCACTCACATTGCCAGTGCTACCAGTAATAGACCCGAGAATACCGGGCGCATTTGTACGACCATTACCACCACCACCACCAGCAAAACTAAACAAAGCCGACGATGTAGAGCCATCAGAGCCTGTGTTGCCTGCAGCAGCAGCCCCTCCGGCACCAACAGTAATAGTGGAGTAAAAACCAAGCGGCACGGAGCAGATGCCGTAATTCAGACGGCCTGCGCCTCCTGCATTTGCGTAATAGTTTTGACCACTGTTAGCAGCGCCACCACCGCCACCACCTACAACAAGAAGCTCAACAGGAATACCAGAACCACCGCTACCACCAAAAAACTGAGTAAGCGTAGACATCAGATAATCCTCCAGCCACGGGTGGCATCAACGTAGTAAAGAGTGACCGAGACGTTTGCTTTGTCTACGGTCATGTTTTCAGCAAGAGACATAATGTTTGAGCCGTTGCGGGCAATTACTGTATCGGTAAAAGTGCCTGCAATCGAAATGGTCACTTCATCACCTGCTGAAGGGCTTGCTGGGAGTGTAATGGTTTGAGTGGCAGCTGTAACCGTACATCTCTCACGGTTGGCTAACGTTTTGCTTGTCGCCGTGGTTGTGATCGTATAGGTACCACCGGGTGAAACCCAGCTCAGGGTTGCTGACCCATTGGTCTGCAACACCTGCCCGCTGGTTCCGTCTGCGCTGGGCAGGGTCCAAGTGACGTTACTGGTGACAGTTGCCGGAGCTTGGAATGCAACCCAGTTGCTGCTATCCGCGTCCGCAAAGCGCAGATCAGATTGAGCGTTGAGGGTTACATCGCCCGTAAGCGTGCCGCCTGCTTTGGGCAGCGCTGCATTGGCTAGGTCATACGCCGACTTGACTGAGTTTGGCGTTGCTGCTGTCGTTGTGCTGGTGCTGCTGGTGGAATCAGTCAGCTGAACTGCACCCGCCGCACTGGTGCTTGCTGTTGCAATAGAGATTGCTGGCGTGGTGGTGCCATTCGCCACACTGATCGGAGCGGTGCCCGTTACGTTTGTGACGGTTCCACCCGTGCCCGTGGCGCTAATCGTGATGCTGCCATCGCCATTAGTGATAGTGACGCCAGAACCCTGCGTAATCGTTGCCTTGGCAAGCGTGCCATCAGTCTTGCCGATCAGCAGCTGGCCATCGGTATAGGTGGTCTGCCCGGTCCCGCCATAGGCGGCGACAACAGCAGTGCCCTGCCAAGTGCCTGTGCTGATGGTGCCGAGGCTAGTGAGGCTGGAACCGATGACGCCACTACCCAGGCTGGTGGCGTCCAAGACCTTGGTGCCCGCGATGCGGTATTCCTTGCCGCTAGCGATATTGACGTGCTCGCTGAACGTCCACGCATCTGTGGCATCGAGCCAGCTGATCGTTTTGTCGGTGGTCCCCTTGAGTGTGATGCCACCACCATCGGCCGTTACATCCGATGGTGTGGTGACCTTGCCGATGACGATGTTTTTATCTTCAACGTCCAGCGTCTGAGTATTGATGATCGTTTCGGTGCCATTCACCGTTAGATCGCCTTGAATGATGACGTTGTTGTCAAACGTGGCCGCACCCGTCACGTCGAGCGTGCCCGGCACATCGATATTGCTGGCCCACTCAACACCAGTGCCAGCCGCATCGGTCTGCAGCAGTTGCCTGGCTGCGCCATCGGCCAGTTTGCTGACGGCGATCTCAGCATTGCTGGCGATATCCGCATTCACCAACGGATAGGCGCTCAGCTTGGTGCCGGCCAGGTAGGCGAGGCTGTTCCATGCGGTGCTGCCGTTGCCGATCTTCCAGTAGCCGGTATCACTCTCAACACCAATCTCGCCAGCCAGCAGCGTTGGATTCTCGGCCGTCCAGTTGGCGGCAGTATCGCGGCGCTGTTTCTGAAGGGCTGTGAGAGTGATACTCATGTTGCTGCACCGGAGTTGATCACATAGTCGCGTGCCGGCGTGGCAGACGCTGCACCACCGTCAACAATATAATCGCGGGCTGGTGTGGCAGCTGCCGACAGGCCATCAATGATCAAATCGCTCAGATCAATGGCATAGGTGGTCAGCTCAAGTTCAACGCTCCATAGATCGCACGATCCATCCGTGATGACTGGTGGCCCGGCATACCGCCAGGCGTAATCACTCAGCAGTGGAACCGGGGGCGTGGTGTAGCCGTTCCACACTTCAGTGGACAGAAAGAAGATATCGAATGTGCCTTGCCGATCTAGGTAGTGAGCCTTGATCAGGTTCAGATCTGATTCGCTGATGTTGTTGAATGCCAGCTGCAGCGTCTGCCCGATTCTGCGGTTGCCTTGCCTATAGCCGCTGTTGACACCCGATAGCGTCACCTGCTGATGCTGCGGTACATCGCCAGGTGTGTAGACGCGAGCCGATGGGATCAGAGCAGGAAAGGTCATGGCTAGATCGGCACCGTTTCAAGCTCGATGCTGATGTTGTATCGCCTTGGCGCTGCGATATCCACGCCGAATGGCCCGGTATAGCGCCATTGGTAACTGGCTGAACTGACTGGCGGCGTGGTGTAGCCGCCCCATACCTCAGCGGATAGATCGAAAGGGATCAGGCTGCCCTCCTGCCCGGCATAGTGATCGAGCAACAGCTGGGCCTCAGCCTCGGTCAGATACTCATAGCCGATGCTGAGCGTTTGAGCGATGTAGGAGTTGCCCTGCTTAAATCGCACTTCACCGCCACTGGTGCCCACATATTGCTGCTGCGGTATATCGCCCAATGAGAGCGAACGTGTACGTGGTGCCAGCGCAGGGAAGGTGGCCATCACACCACTGTAAAGGTGCCATTCAGCACATCATTGCTGATGCGTGCAATGTCGCTGCCATTCACCGGGAACTGGGCTGCCTCGATACTGGTGGTGCCATCGGTCTGATGCTGAATGGTGGTGATCTGATACCACTCAATCTCCGTGCGGTTGTCGCCAGTGCTAGTGATCCGCTGCCGCTCGATTTTGATCACGTCGGTGGGCTTCAGGCCAGCGGTCGAGAGTGGCGTGGCGAAGCTGATGGAATGCACTGAATACTTACGCCGGGCCAGGTAGTGCTTGGCGTAGATCACGGCATGATCACGGTTGGCGCAAAAGTCCGACATATCAAACTGCTCAACCGGCGCGTCAAGGCTCACGCCGCTATAACGCACCTGCACGCTTTGCTGTGTTCCAATGGCCTCGGGATTGTTGAGGCGATAGAGCACCGTGGCAGTCACGTCGGTTTTGTCGGCTGCTGGCACATACATCTTGGTAAATGAGCCTGGCAGGATCTCATCCTCTGTGAATGTAGCTGCTGGCGTGAGCGCTGTTGTATCAATCTCTTGACTGCCGTTCAATGGCAATAGCGGTTCAAATCGATACTGACCGCCATTGGATTGGAAAGAGAGCAGGAAGTAGGGCGCAGTTTCACCAAGGAACTCAACAATGTTCAAATAGTCTGAGATCACACCATTGAAGTGCAGGCTGTATTCATCGCAGAACGTGGCCAGATCCTCCATGTTGCCGGTGTAGATCGGCGCCGCCACATCAGGATCAGTGTTGCTCGTGCGCTTGTAGATCGTGAAGAGGTACATCGCCAAGTCGACCAGCTGGTTGCTGGCACCTTGCGTGTAGACGCCACCGACAAGGCCGACGCTATAGAGATCAACGCTGATGCCTTGCTCGTAGTAAACCGACAGTTGACGTGGCGTGGTTGGATACGATCCAGATTCCGGTGGATCGTAGATGTCTCCAACAACCTTCAGAAAAGTGATATCTGCAAACGCTGAGTTATTGGCCGTTGGCGTGCTGGCTGGATCAGCGTACTTACTAATTGTCCATTCAGGCTGGACGCCATCCAGTGTCCCAGTACTGGCTGGATTGCTTGGATTGATTTGATTATTGACGCCTGCGCCAATGATCTTGAATGTCGCGCCACCAGCACTTGCACCAATGGCTGCAAATACTGGATCGATAAAGAATCCAGTAGCCACGCCTGGCCGGAGGTTGGTGCCACCTATGTAGTCCTGAACAACACCAACAGCAAAGCCTCCAAAGATCGTGCCGCTTGAGTTGGCGTCAACATTGAATGCGAACTGCGTGCTAGAGGGGACGCCAAGATACGAAAAGAAGGCGCTTGTCAGATCTGCACCTGTTACGTTGTCGTAGACTTCGTAAGTAGCGAGCACCGCCGAGTTGGTTGTATTGCCAGTGCCGCGTGCTACGTAGCGCACACCTGAATAGCTGGTAGGCCAGTCTTGACGATCTACAGCTTCTCCAGACCCAGTGATCAGTTGACCCAAATAGCTGTAGGTCTCATTGCCACAATAGAGACCGTTGCCAATGATTGGGCACGTGCCAGGATTGGCGGCTAGCGTGGCAGCGCTGTTGTAAATCGCGCTGATCGTGATCGTTTGATCAGCCAGAAACGCCATGTTGCGCAGGCCAACCCATGTGCGGTGCTTCACTGGGCTGCTGACAATCTGCCCTTGACTGACGGGAAACAGAAAACTACCCACAAAAAAACTTGAACCAGCACGCACCAGTGATGGCTGCACCCACACACCACCATTGCCACTCATGCGCTTGCCGAACACAATCGGCACGGTTTCGCCAGCTGTCGCGATGCGCTGTTCAGCACCTAGATCAGCGCTAGGTGTCTTGCGGTTTTCTGGTGATTTGTCGCGTTGTGATATGGCTTGATTGGGTGAGCCCTTTTGTTGAGCAGCACCTTGCTGTCCATCTTTTACGCGATAGACAATCCATCCACTTCCAGAGCCAGATGGACGCTTTGCCCAAGTCTGCCCAGGATTTAATCGATTCTGCTCCTTGACTACCCAATCGGAAACTTCATCTGCACCCTGTGGACCACGCTGTCCTGGCGGTGCCTTTGCAGGCATTACTTGCTGATTGATCTGTGGTCCACGGTTATAGGCTGAATTAGTCATTGCTCACACTCCTTGCAATGATGCAATGCTGCTGCCAAGATCATTGGAGGAACAATGGCCGTGCATTGTGTCACAGTCTGCACGTCGCTGATTTCCGTGTCATCAGCCGCAAGATAAAGACGCCGCGTGCCGTCAACGGCCAATCTGACGCCCTGATGCGTTGTGCCATCGCAGCACTGCACTTCAACATTCACGGCAAGCACCTGCATTGTCATTGCCCAACAAACCTCCCAATCAAATCAGATGCCACCTTGCGCGTTGGGATCTGTGGCTTTGTCTTGTCGATTACTGGCGTAATAGCCCAAGTGACTGATGTGTCGTTCACTTCGGCTCCATCGATGCCACCAATGTATCGGCTGACAAGCGTAGCGCTAGCAGGATCCAGCTGATCCTGGCCGGCATCCTGCAAATAAAGCGAAGCGATGACCAGCCGATTGGCGCCAATGGCTGTGTCGGTCAGATCGATGATGTCACCAGTTGCCGCGATCTCAATCGATAGCTCGCCAATGCTGTTGGCTGATTTCAAGGTGAAACCAGAGGCACTAAATGGGATATATACAAAGGTGCCTTGCACAGCGTTGTCAACTGTTGATAGATCTTGCGGCACTTGATAGAAGTTCTGCCAGCGGCGTGTTGGTGCACGCTTCCCTGTGCTTGGATCGTACACGCTGCTGCGATCAGCGTAGTATTCAAGGAAGCACAGCAGATCGTGATAAGCCATCAGGCTATCCCTAGCTGGCGGCGCACGCTGCCATCGCCTGCGATCAGCCTGAGCGTTTGATTAACGCCAGCCTGTACGGCACGACTTAGATCTTGCGTGGTCACATAATTGCTGCCATTCATCTGCATCACCGGGCCAGTCTGAATGCTGACATTGGCGCTGCTGGGCACAACCACGCCACCCTCAGCAAAGCGAGGGATGGCGCTTGCGCCACGCTTGCCGGCCATCCAGTTAGCGGCAAAGCCACTGGCCTTGGATTGCGGCACGATGTATTCCGGCTCACCGCCTTCACCCACCATGGCAATGGTTGGGCCACTGACAACGCCACCCTCGGCAAAACGTGGCAGTTTGACAGGGCTCACCTGTGGAATCTTGACGCCTGGAACGCGGTTAGCTGCGGCAATCAATCGATTGATGCCTGCCACAGCGCCATTGATGCCGCCTTCAATCGCGGCCATGATGCCGTTCAATGCGCCCTTCACAATGCCAAGGGCTGCAGTGAATGGTGCTGCAATGATCTGTTGCATCCCGGCCCATGCGTTCTGGATGAACTGCACCGACTGCTGGAAGGCGCTCTGCAACGGCGTGATGAAGTTCTGCTGAATCCACTGCCAGCCTTGCTCGAATGGCTGCTTGAGAAATTGAAAAATCTGAATCCATGGCTTGGCATAGAAATCAATGACCTGCTGCCCAAGCTGGATCACGGGATCGATGAAGACCGTCTTGAATCCCATCGCTGCATCAGCGATGAATCCGCCAATCGCTTGAAACGCTGCACCGATCTGATCACGGAAGGCGTAGATCGCTACGCCAGCAGCAACAGCAAGCGCCACCCATCCAACTGGGCCGCTGAACACCGCCACCAGTATCTGGCCGAGACTGCCAAGGCCAGCCACCAGTGGACCAATGGCACCAGCCCAGCCGGCGATCACAGCAGGGATTCCGACAATCGCTGCAGCAATGCCAGCCACTAGCGGGCCGAACGTAGTCAGTACTGTGACGATTGCTGTGATGGCAGGCGCCAATGCGATGAAGGCCACTGTGAGTGCAGCAGCGCCGGCTACGAATCCTTGCTGTTGCGGCGTCAGCGTGGCGAACCACTGGCCGATCTGAGCCAGTGTGCTGACAAAGCCAGTCAAGATTGGAACTAAGGCTGCAATCGCCCCAGGCAATGCGGCACCAAGCTGCTGCGCCAGTTGCGTGATGTATGGCAGTGAGGCTGCAATCGCCTGATTAAACGGCCCCGCCAGTTCACGCATGATCATATTGATCGCATCATTGAATCGGTCGGCAGCCTCAGCCATCTCCTTAGTGATGGTCGCTGAATATTGACTCATCGCCTCGCGGCCACCGTTCAACATCGGAATCAGGTTGGCGCCTGATTTGCCGAAGATTTCCATAGCCAGAGCAGTCTTCTGCGCACCATCTGGCAGCTTGCTGAACTTGTCGGCAATGTCGAGCATCACCTGATCAACGCTGCGGATCTTGCCTTGTGTATCGGTCGAGCTGATGCCAATCGATCTCAAGGCTTCGTTGACCTTTGAAGATGGATCAACAATCCCCTTCGACAACTTGCCCATCGCCTTGGCGACTTCCTCGATGCTGCTGCCGCTATCTTCTGCTGCTGCGCCAAACTTGCTGAGCGTCTCAACGCCAACACCAGTGCGTTGGCTCAGATCGTTGAGATTGTCTGCTGCATCAATCGCGTTCTTGCCAAGCACCGCAAGACCGCCAACTGCAGCAGCACCGAGACCGGCAATGGCGATGCCGGCATTCTTGGCCATTCCGCCCAGCTTGCTGAATGCACCACTCAAGCCACTGGCTTGATTGTTCGCCTTATCAAGCGAACGAGTCAAACCATCAATCTGCGCCAGACCGTCAACCTTGGCCCTGATCGTCAGGGCGGTTGTCATGTCCAGCGCCATGGCTATTTCTTGCGCTTGTTGACTGCTGCAACCACTGTAGCCTCGATGATCTGCAGATCACCTAGAACCTCGGCCGGATCATCGATCTGCAGCAGATCAAACACCCAGCGCACGGCGCCATAGTCGAGGCCGATCATGGTACCTGAATCAGTACGCCATTGCGTCTGCACCTTTAGGAACACACGCACGGCTGCCCATGCGTCTGGCTCCACCTCGAAGTTGACGGCCGCTTTGCTCGGTGGTGGTTCGATGCCGAACACAGCTGCATCCTTTGCTGTGTCGTCAACTTCCATGCCACCTAGCCAATGCTCAGCGGCCCCGATCAGTTTTTTCTCTTCTGCTCCACCAGCGACTCGAAGTAGGCAGCAACCAATGCGCCGGCCATCATCGGCACATCCAATAGCTGTGCCTTCACGGCATTGCTGAATGGCACGGGCTCACCATCACCATCGACAATGCCATCCCATCCCACGAGGATCTCATCTGCAATGCTCTGATCGCTGATGCCCTCGCCAGTGTCCTCACCCTTTTCGTTGGCCTTGACGCGCAGCTGCACCTCGCGCTGAATCTCATTGATGCGGCTCTGGGCCAGCCGCTTGAACTCAGCATCAAATGTCTGCCGCTCTCGTTTCCCACCGTTGGCCGGGAGCTTGATGCTCACCGGCCAGGTGTAGGAGTCCGACTGCTTAAGGACAAATGCCACGCGGATCAGGTGAAGACAATCTCCATCTCATCATTGCCCGAATCGGTCGGGGTGGCAATGTATGGCAGGGTCAGCAT